AGAAACTGTCACATACGCTATCAATCAGGAGAAGTGGAGAGCTGCCGATCTGTTCTGTAAAGAACATGGTTGGGAATTCATGCTCATTACTGAAAAAGAGTTAGGCATTTGATATAAATAGATGAATGCCATACTTACTCGATAGAATCAAAGAATCTTTAGCAAAAGAAGGTTTAACACCACGAACTCGTGAAGCTCGTGAATGGTTAATGTCTAAAGTTGAAGAAATGAAAGTCAGCAATACGGCTCTAATGAGATATGCTGACAAAAGTAATACAATCATTGGCAAAATGTATTTTTACTTCTATGATCCTAAAACTAAAGAAAAAATGAGATATTTTGATAAGTTTCCTTTAGTGATACCCGTAGAAGAATACAGAGATGGATTTTTAGGTTTGAATTTACATTACATTCATCCTAAGTTTAGAATAAATCTATTAGATAAGTTGAGTGAAACATTAAACAATGATACTTATGATGAAAAAACAAAATTTAGAGTAACATATAATTACTTAAGGTCAGCATCAAAGTTATTTGAAGCAACACCTTGTATAAAACGATATTTGTATAATCAAGTGCGTTCTAGTTTCTTAGAAATTAAGGCAGATGAATGGGACATAGCCGCACTATTACCAGCAGAAAACTTTAGTGGTGCTACAACAGACCAAGTTCATGCTGATTCAAGGAAGAAATTTTAATGTCATTTTCACCTAATTTATTTTTATCTAACATAAGAGGAAAAGATGGTTTAGCAAAACCTTCACGATATGAGGTTGTTTTGCCAATTCCTCCATATATTAGTGATTTTGTTGGAAACTCAATCATTGAAAAAATATTAAATTTTCCAAACTCAGTTTTCAACGATGTATCAGATGCTATTAATTCTGCCATAGGTAGAGGTGATGAACAGGATGAATTTTCAAAATCGGGCAATTCATCTTTATCCAGATACCTGTCACTTCAATGTGAATCCGCTGAGTTGCCAGGACGAACATTACAGACCGCTGATGCTAAAATTTATGGTCCAACATTTAAAGTGCCATATCAATCACAATATGCTGATACAAACTTAACCTTTTTGTGTACCAATCAGTTTTATGAAAGAAAACTATTTGATCGTTGGCTAGAAGCAATTCATCCATCAGACACAAATAATTTGAGATTTCCAAAAGGTGATAAATCTCGTTATATGTGCAATGTTAAAATTATTCAATATGATGAATTTATTAAAAGAATTTATGCCGTTGAGTTGCTGGATGCTTTTCCAATAGGAATTGCACCACAAACACTTAACTGGTCGGAAGATAATTTCCATCGTTTAACCATACAATTTGCTTTTCAAAGGTATAGAGTTTCTTATGATGGTAGTTATGATTTGGGTCAAGCCGCAACTGCACTATTTGGTGCAGCTGGAGCAAGACTTTTGCCATTTGGTAGTGCAATAACAAAACTACCATTTGGTCTTTAATTAATGGAGATATAATATGTTACCCAAAGTTGATGTGCCAATTTATGAATTGGAACTTCCTTTGTCAAAAAAGAAAACAAAGTATAGACCTTTTTTGGTAAAAGAAGAAAAGATATTACTTATGGCTATGGAATCAGAAGATGAAAATGCTTCTGTATTAGCTATTAAACAAATAATATCGAATTGTTGTTTAGACGATAATTTTGATATTGATTCATTACCATTATTAGATTTAGAATATATGTTTTTACAACTTAGAGCAAGATCAGTTGGCGAAGTTGTTAATTTACAATATAAATGTAATAATAAAGTAAAAGATGAAGAAGGAAATGAAAAAGAATGTAATCACATAGTTCCAATTGATGTGAACATTTTAGATATTAATCCTGAAATTAATCCTAATCACACAAATGAAATTAAATTAAGTGATAAATTAGGAATAATTATGAAATACCCTTCATTCAAATCACTAGAACTAACAAAAGATGTTAGTGAAGTAGAAGCATTAATGAATGTTATAGTAGATTCAATCGATAACATATATGATACAGAAAATATCTATTATGCAAAAGACATTCAAAAGAAAGAATTGGTTGATTTTGTTGAAAGTTTAACACAAGATCAATTTAAAAAAATACAAAACTTTTTTGATACTTTACCTAAAATTAAAAAAGAACTAAAATTTGAATGTGGTAAATGTGGTTATAATGAAGAAATAGAGGTAGAAGGAATCCAAAATTTTTTCGTATAACCTTTCGTCATGACAACCTGAAAAACTATTATGATACAAACTTTGCTTTAATGCAACATCATAAATATAGTTTAAGTGAATTAGATAATATGATACCTTGGGAAAAAAGTATTTACATTTCAATGTTAGCACAACACATTGAAGAAGAAAACTTAAAATTAAAACAACAACAGGCAAATAGAAGAAGATAATTAATGGCAACAATTGCAGACATAATAAAATCTCAAAGATCATCTGGTTCATCAAGAACAGATTCCGTTCTATCAGCTCTTGGTGCAAAAACTAAAGAAAAACTTGATCCAAGAAACTATTTGTTCAAAAGAAGTGGAACATTAACTTCGTTGTTTCCATCATTAAAAGGATATCAAGCTTCTGTATCCAAAGATACATCTAAAAAACTTAACACAGACCTTTCAGGTAATCAAGCTGAAGTGATGACAAGCAGGCTTGATGAAATATCTAAAGATATTAAAACAGTTTCAAAAAATTCATTAGCATTACCTTTGATAGCTAAAGAAATCAATATAATGCGACAAAATATTTCTTTATTGGTTAAATCGAGTAAAGGAACACCTAGAACAAGAGCATCTTCATTTTTTCAAGATGCTTTAGCAAAAGAAACCTCTATTGAAGCTGCAAGATCAACTCAAAAAACAACAACACCAACTCAGGTTGGAAAAATAGAAACCGATAAAAAAGGTTCAGGTGGTTTTTTAAGTTCGTTGTTTTCTGGTTTATTAAGTAAAGCAGCTCTTGTTGGTTTAGCTGGATTGGGATCAGCCTTCTTTTTATCTGAAAATTTTAGAAATAAAGTAACATCATTTTTAGATAATATTTTTGGTCAATTATTAGGCGATGAAACATGGCAGTCTATCAAAAATCTTTTATCGAATATAATTGAAACATTTAAAAATGTTATTGTATCAGTTGGTTCAAAAGCATTTGAGGCAATGGGAGTAACTCCTGATGGATTAAAAGAATCGGCCAAAGATGTTGGTTTAGCAGCAACAGGAGCTGTAGTTGGAGGTGTTGCTGTCAAACGTTATGCAGATGCAGCCGGTCGCAAATTTATTACAAAACCATTAACAGGTAAACTTGTTGGAGAAAAAGAAAAAATTAAAGATGAGGTGATGAAAAAAATAAAAGATCCAAAAACAAAAAGATTTATGAAGTATCTTCTTAAAAAATCACCAACTCTATTTTATAAACTTGGACAAAAACTACTGCTAAGTGCTGGTTTATTAGTTATTCCTATTGTTGGATGGATTGGAGGTCTTGTTACACTTGGACTTAGTCTAGTTACCGCATATCAGATATTTCAAATATATCTTAATTTTCTTAAAGAAGATGAAAAAGAACCAGAGTTACAAGATACTAAACCTGAACAAGTTAATCCTCAAATAACAGAAACACCAACAGAAACCATCTCTGGCGCTAAAAGTTCACCACAACAAAGAACTCCAACTTCTCCAACTAAACTGCCCGACACAAAAGGTTTGTCACAAATGGACTTAAGTGGTTTGAACAACAAACAGTTGCAAATGGCAAATTTAATTTATCAAAAATTTACAGAAGCTGGATTTACTCCTGAACAAGCAATGGGTGCAATTAAAAATGCTTATGCCGAATCAAGACTTGATCCAAATGCTTCAAATACTAATGGTGAAGATAGTTGGGGTCTTTTTCAATTGAATAGAAAAGGTGGTGGTGTAGGAACAGGTTATTCTCCTGATCAACTTAAAAATCCAGAAGCTAATATAGGATTAGCTATTAATGAAGCGTTAAAATCAAATAATTTTAAAAATGCTACAACAATAGCACAAGCAACCGAAGCATTTATGAAAGATGTCGAAAGACCATTTGATCAAAGCGCTTCAGCTGTAGCTAAACGAGTTGATGGATTATCAACAGAATCGCCTATGATGGTCGCTCAAAGTCCAGAAGAAATGTTAAAAGATTCTATGAAATCATCTATGGAAGGATTATCCGCTTTCATGAACGGATTACAAAACAACATGAATGGCGATAAAATGAAAGAATTTTCAAATGAGTTTCAAGATTTAATTAGAGACTTTATGCAACCCAAAGAAGTAGGAACAACCAATGTGGTTAATAATTCACCAACAAATGTAAATAATGTATCGAGTAGTAGAGGAAACATCGCATCACCATACAACAATGAATATGCTTCAACTTTACTTTTCCACAAGAGTATATAAAAAAATACCCACCGAAGTGGGTATCTTTCATAAGATTAAATCTTAACCTTCAGCCAAGTTTTTAAAATAATCTAAATCATCATCACCATCACTAGCAATAGCTGCATCGACTTGACTTAAACCAGAATCGAGTTCATAATTACTTGGTGATACCGCTTCAACAACCACATCTTCTGCTGTTGTTCTAGGTGCAACTTCACCTTCAAAACCTAATACTTTATCTAATCGTGCTTTTAACACATCATAAGATTTAAAGTTCTTTTCTTCCAAGAATTCTTTAAGTGAGTATTCTTGTTTCCATAGGTTTTCAAGTTTATCGTCATCACC